GTGGCTGCGGTTGATACAGTGAACACAGATACACTTGATGCTGCTGCCAAACGTATTGTAGGCAACAACAAAGTGCCTAGTATTTTGCCAGCAAACATAGGATCTAGTGTGTATGCTAACACCAAAGATGCAGATTTAACTTACACTGGCAGTGATGAAACAGTATGGGATAGAATCAATGAAGAACGACTGCGCCGCGGACTTCCGAGTTTAACTGCAATAGGCTATCCACGCCCTGTAACTACCGCATAAATATTACTATGACTACTTTTGTTGGCTTTAACACACAGAATCAATATAAAAAATTCACTCTGGTGGACTTTGAATTGGTCAAACGTGACCTGTTAAATGCATTTAACATCCGTCAAGGACAACTGCCAGGCCGTCCTGGGTATGGAACAGTGTTATGGAATTACTTGTTTGAAAATCAAGTCGATGAGGTTCAACAAGGTATTATTGCAGAAGTTCAGCGAGTGGCTGGCGGCGACCCTAGAATACTTATTAGCAACATCAATGTATATCCTCAAGAAAATGGCATGCTGATTGAAATAGAACTACAAACTGTAGGCGGGGTAAACGCCGAAATCCTTAGTGTGTTCTTTAATCAAGTGACTCGGTCAGCCAGCTATGTATAACTACGCCGTTTTTTATCCACATAAATAACAGATAAAGAATACAAGGCCCAGACGCAATGGCAAAAACCACTAGACAAACAGCGATATTTGGTGTAGAAGATTGGAAACAAATCTATCAAACCTATCGCGAAGCAGACTTCCAAAGCTATGACTTTGAAACTCTACGCAAGAGTTTTACTGATTATCTGCGTTTGTACTACCCAGAAACATTCAATGACTACATTGAGTCATCAGAATACATTGCATTACTAGATGTTATTGCGTTTATGGGTCAAGCTCTGGCCTTCCGCACAGACCTAAACACCCGTGAAAATTACATGGACACGGCTGAACGCAGAGATTCAGTCACACGTCTAGCCAATTTGGTTAGCTATACTGCCAAACGCAACACCGCGGCACAGGGCTTGCTCAAAGCATTCAGTGTGACCACAACAGAAAATGTTGTGGATTACAACGGCGTTAACTTAGCCAATGTCACAGTCAACTGGGCAGACCCCACAAACTTTGACTGGCTAGAACAATGGAACGCTATCGTGAATGCATCTTTGGTCAGCAGTCAAAAGATTGGTCGGCCATCCAATCGTCAAACTATTTTAGGTGTAGATACTGGCGAATACGGTATTAATTTAGTGCCAGGTTTCCTACCAGTGATTCCTTATACTTCCACAGTAGACGGAGTAAACATGCCGTTTGAGGCCACAACCTCGACCACAGCTGGCCGAGACTATATCTACGAACCCAGTCCAAAACCTAACACTACATTTAACATGTTGTATCGCAATGACAAATTGGGGTATCAGAGTGCCAACAACGGCTTCTTCTTTTTCTTCAAACAAGGCACATTGCAAAATCAAGACTTTAACTTGGCTGAACGCATTGCCAACCGCACAGTGAATATCAACATCGATGGCGTTAACAACGAAGACCGCTGGCTGTTTCAGTTAGACAATGTAGGTAACATCAACCGAGAGTGGGCATACACTCAAAACATTTATTCATCGGCTGCAGAACAAACAGCAACACTAAGACCAATTTTTTCTGTTACCAGTAGAACCAATGACCAGATCACCATGGTATTTGGCGATGGCGTGTTCTCAGAAATTCCTGTGGGCATCTTCCGTGCGTATGTTCGTGCGTCAAACGGATTGCAATACATTATCAATCCTGCCGAAATGCAGAATGTGGTGCTGCCAATCAGCTACATTGATCGCAATGGCAATCTGCAAACTATTACATTCACCTGTGGTATCACACAACCTGTGAGCAATGCACAAAGTCGTGAAAGCATTGATGCTATTAAACAACGTGCTCCAGCAAGATACTACACACAAAATCGCATGGTCAACGGTGAAGACTACAACTTATTTCCGTTTACTCTTTACAACTCTATTATTAAATCAAAAGCAGTAAACCGTGCCTCAATTGGTACCAGCCGCTATCTTGATCTTGTGGATAATACTGGCAAGTATTCGTCAACTAATACATTCTCTAGCGACGGCGCTATGTGGGAAAATAATATTTTGCCTACTACATTGTTTGCTTGGACCAATCGCAACGAAATTGCTGATCTTATTACCAATCAAGTGCAGCCGGCCATTGCTGGCGCCACATTCAAACAATTTTACTATGCCAACTTTCCAAGAATAACTGTAAACACTGGTGCTACTGCACTCAGCACCTGGAACCAAAGCACAACATTGGCAAATGAAACTACTGGTTACTTTCAGAATGCATTAGGGGCACCAGTCATGGTTGGGACTTATAGCAGTACTGCATTCAAATATGTGGTGCAAAAAAGTTTGATTAAATTTGTGCCCCCAGTCATCAACGGGCAACCATATTATTTTGATGCCAACAATAGATTGAAAGCTGGCTTGCCAACTAGACCTGAAGATCATATGGAAATTTGGGCAAGCCCACTTGCAATAGTAGGCGATGGCAGCAACGGCGGCGTTGGTAACTTGACCAACGGTCAAGGGCCTGTGGCTCTCAACAACTTTGTGCCTACTGGTGCAGTTGTAGATACTATTATTCCTGTATTTCTAACAGATCTAAGTACTACCATTCGTGAAGAAATAACACAACAAATTTTGTTGTATAGAAATTTTGGTCTTGGATACGACAATGATGGAACTATCACAGGCACTGCTGGCACCTGGTATTTGATTACCAGCACTAATTTGGACGCTAATGCAACTTGGAATCAAACTTATGCAGGCAATACATCTGGACAGAATTTAGATGCCAGCTGGATGGTGCAGTTTGTGGCAGTGGACAACAAATACACAATCACATTCCGTGGGCTTGCATATTACTTTGGCTCAGTGCTACAAACAAGATTTTTCTTCTACGGTAACCAAAAAATCTATGACAGCCGCACAGGCACAACAATCAGAGACTTTGTTAACGTGCTGGCAGTAAACACCAAGCCAGACAGCTCATCTCCACTGCCCGGCGACATCTACACCACAATCATTGGGCAACCTGTAGAGTCTGACGGCTATGTTGATGATTTTCAAGTGTTAATTAGCTACAGAGATAGCGACAGTGATGGCGTGCCGGACAATCCAGATTTCTTTGATGAAATTGTTGCCCCAACTGTTAGTCCCAATCTCAAACTAGTGTTCTTGCAACAAACCGTAGACTTTGACAATCTGCAAAGATATTTGTTAGTTGAACCAGGTGTGGTGAATTCAGATTATCCTACTTACGATAGTATTGAATTGGTAAAATTTCAATACACACCTGGACAAGTGTTTTACGCTTACAATGATGAATTATTTTATGCACTAACAGTTAACACCGCAGGAGTGAGAATTATAACTCAAACCGCAGAAGGTGAGTGGATCGCCAGAACAGGTCGTCAGGCATTATATTTCCAGTATCGTCACAATAGTCCACTAACCAATAGAATTGACCCAGGTACAACCAACATTATTGACTTGTATGTTGTCACACAGGCATACTACACTGCTTATCAAAATTGGATTACGGATACTACAGGTACTGTGTCAGAACCTGACATACCAACTATTGACGAACTTAGCACTGAATATCAAGGCCTTAATGAATACAAGATGCTGAGTGATAACATTATTTTAAATTCTGTAGTGTTCAAACCATTGTTTGGGCCCAAAGCAGCCAAGACATTGCAAGCCACAATCAAAGTTATTCGTGCTCAAAATTCTACAGCCAGCACCAGCGAAATACAAAGTTCTCTGTTGGCGGCCATGAACGAATACTTTAGTATTGACAAATGGAGTTTTGGCGATACATTCTATTTTTCAGAACTGGCAGCATACCTGCACAGATATCTTGGAACCATCATTAGTTCAGTGGTGTTAGTACCACTAGATACACAAAAATACTTTGGCGACATGTACGAAGTGCGAGCAGAACCCAGTGAAATATTTGTCAACGGC